CTTCGATAATCCAGATAATGATGTCCTCGGACCAGATGGTGAATTAATAGATGTAGGTATAGTAGAGCACTGGAATAACGAAGTAGAAGGATTAAAATCTGATCAAGATGGATTAAATGAATTTTATAGACAATTCCCAAGAACTACAGAACACGCGTTCAGAGATGAGTCTAAAAATAGCATCTTCAATCTTGTTAAAATATACGAACAGATAGATTACAACGAAGGTATAGGTAACTCAGCGGTTTTATCAGTTGGAAATTTTCAATGGGTTAATGGCGTGAAAGATACACAAGTAATTTTCTACCCAGATCCGAAGGGTAGATTTAAAGTAAGTTGGTTTCCACCTAGTCACATGCAGAATAAAATCGTAATGAAAAACAACGTGAAATATCCTGCTAATGAACACATGGGAGCTTTTGGTTGTGACAGTTATGATATATCAGGAACAGTGGATGGTAAAGGATCGAATGGAGCCTTACACGGATTAACCAAGTTTTCAATGGAAGATTGCCCACCTAACCACATGTTTTTAGAATATGTAGCTAGACCACAAACAGCTGAGATATTTTTTGAAGATGTGTTAATGGCTTTAGTGTTTTACGGTATGCCTATGTTAGCGGAAAACAATAAACCTAGGTTATTATACCATTTAAGAAGAAGAGGTTATAGAGGTTACTCTATGAATAGACCAGATAAACTTTGGAACAAGTTATCTGTAACAGAAAAAGAAATAGGTGGGATACCTAATTCAAGTGAAGATATAAAGCAAGCTCACGCAGCTGCTATTGAGATGTACATACAGAGTCACGTTGGTCATTTAGGTGATGGAAATTATGGAAACATATATTTCAACGAAACTTTAAATGATTGGAGTAGATTCGATATAACAAAGAGAACTAAATTTGATGCATCTATTAGTTCTGGATTAGCTATTATGGCTTGTAACAGAAACCTGTACAGACCTAACGCTAAAATTGAGAAGCAAAAATTAAACATAAATATTGCGAAGTATACTAATACTGGAAACGCATCAAAAATAATAAAGTAAAATATGGCAGAGTCTGTTATAAATAATTATTTTCCTAGTCAAGTTGTAAGTGACGCTGAAAAGCTTAGTTACGACTATGGATTAAAAGTAGCCAAAGCTATTGAGTCAGAATGGTTTAATAAAGACCGTGGTCACAATAGATACTCAACTAATCAAAACAATTTTCACAACTTAAGATTATACGCTAGTGGAAATCAATCAATCAAAAAATATAAGGATGAGTTATCTATAAACGGTGACTTGTCCTATCTTAATTTAGACTGGACACCAGTCCCTATTATACCTAAATTTGTAGATATTGTTGTTAATGGTATCGCAGAGAGAATGTACGATATAAAAGCATATTCACAAGATCCTTATGGCGTGGCAAAAAGAACAGAGTATATGGAATCTATACTTGGTGATATGCAAACGCAAGAAATGAATGATTTCGCCGCAGAAGCTTTTGGTGTGAATCTTTACGAAAACGATCCACAAACCCTACCAGAATCTCAAGAAGAATTAGATCTTCATATGCAGTTAACCTACAAACAATCTGTTGAAATAGCAGAAGAGCAAGCTATAAGTGTTTTAATGGATGGAAGTAATTATGAATTAATTAAAAAAAGATTTTATAGAGATTTAACTGTTTTAGGAATAGGTGCTGTAAAAACAGCGTTTAATACCTCAGAAGGAGTTGTGATTGACTATGTTGATCCAGCTGATCTAGTGTATTCTTATACTGAGTCACCGTACTTTGATGATATATACTACGTTGGAGAAGTTAAAACAATTCCAGTAAACGAACTAGCGAAACAATTCCCACATTTAACACAAAGTGATTTAGAAGACATAGTAAAAAATAAAGCTACACATTCTAATAACCATCATAGCGTTTCTACTTCTAGAGAAATAGATAATAATTCAGTTCAAATATTGTACTTTAACTTCAAGAGCTACATGAACGAGGTTTATAAAATGAAAGAAACTGGATCTGGCGCTTTAAAAGCTATTGAAAAAGAAGACACGTTTAATCCTCCAGCTGAAAAAGAAGGTGGATACGAAAGATTACATAGATCCATAGAGTGTCTTTACGAGGGCGCTATGGTTCTTGGTACGGAAAAGTTACTTAAATGGGAGATGGCAAAAAATATGATGCGACCTAAAAGTGATTTTACTAAAGTGAAAATGAATTATTCTATAGTGGCACCCAGAATGTACAAAGGTAAAATAGATTCATTGGTTGGTAGAATAACAGGTTTTGCTGATATGATTCAATTAACACATTTGAAATTACAACAAGTAATGTCGCGTATGGTACCAGATGGTGTATATCTTGATGCAGACGGTCTTGCTGAAATAGATTTAGGTAACGGAACAAATTACAGTCCTCAAGAAGCCTTAAATATGTTCTTCCAAACAGGATCTGTTATTGGACGAAGCTTCACTTCAGAAGGTGATATGAACCCAGGAAAAGTACCTATTCAAGAAATAACAAGTGGTAGTGGTGGTAATAAAATGCAAGCGCTTATAGGTAATTATAATTATTACTTACAAATGATTAGAGACGTAACTGGGTTGAACGAAGCTAGAGATGGTAGTACTCCAGATGCTAAAGCTTTAGTTGGTGTTCAGAAAATGGCAGCAGCAAATTCTAACACAGCAACTAGACATATATTAAACGCAGGTTTGTTTTTAACTGCCGAGACTGCGGAATGTTTATCCTTAAGAATATCTGATATTATAGAGTACTCTCCAACGAAAGACGCGTTTATACAACAAATAGGGGTTCACAACGTGGCAACCTTAGAAGAAATGTCAGAATTGCATTTGTATGACTTTGGTATATTCATAGAATTAATGCCAGACGAAGAAGAAAAAATGATGTTAGAGAACAATATACAAATGTCGCTACAACAACAAAGTATAAATTTAGAAGACGCTATAGATGTTAGACAGATAAATAACGTTAAGTTAGCGAATCAAGTTTTAAAGTTACGTAGAAAAAAGAAGGCAGAGCAAGATCAAATGATACAACAGCAAAACATACAGGCTCAAGCACAAGCTAATATGGAAGCGCAACAAGCTGCTGCTCAGATGGAGGTTCAAAAACAGCAAGCGTTAGCGCAGTCAGACGCTCAGTTAGAACAATTAAAAGCGCAACTTGAATCACAGAAAATGCAGCAAGAAGTGCAAGCTAAACAACAGTTAATGGCGTTAGAGTTTCAATACAACATGCAGTTAAAGGGTATGGAAGTAGAAACTACTAAAGGAAAAGAAAAAGAAAAAGAAGATCGTAAAGACGAAAGAACTAGAATACAAGCTAGTCAACAATCCGAATTAATAGAACAAAGAAAAGGCAACCAACCAGCTAAAAAGTTTGAATCATCAGGTAATGATATACTAGGTGGTAGAGGTCCTGCTGATATGTCTATGTTCGGACCACAGTAAAAATTATTAATTATTATTATATTATATTATGGCAAAAAAGAAAAAAGTAGAGGCGACTGAAGAAGTTGTCCAAGAACAAGTCGACAATAAAGTGGAAGAAAACGTTACTAAAGTTGATTTAAACAAATTTGAAAGTAAAGATGACGACAACGTTATCAAGGTAGACTTAAGTAAACCAGCTACAGAAGAAGCGGTTGCAGAAGAGAAACCCGTAGAAGAAGTAGTTGAAGAGAAACAACCAGAGGCAGAGGTTGAAACTCCAGTAGTTGAAGAGATTACCGAGGAAGTTCAAGAAGAAGTTGAAGAGTTAACAGAGCAAGTTGAAGAAGCTGTTGCTGAAGCAGAAGCTACCGGGAAAGAACTTCCTGAGAATATCCAAAAACTAATGCAGTTTATGGAAGACACAGGAGGTGATCTAGAAGATTATGTTAATTTAAATAGAGATTACTCTGAATTAGATAACCACACTTTACTTAAAGAATATTACAAGCAAACTAAACCCCATCTAGATAATGAAGAAATAGACTTTATGATGGAAGACTATTTTTCTTATGACGAAGATATGGATGAGGATAGAGATATTAAAAGAAAAAAATTAGCCATGAAGGAGCAAGTTGCTCAGGCAAGGCAACACCTGGACGGTGCAAAGTCCAAATACTACGAAGATATCAAATATGGTTCTAAGCTCACTGGTGAGCAGCAGAAGGCAGTTGATTTCTTCAACAGATACAACAAGGAATCAAAAGAGCAGCAGCAAGTAGCAGAAAAGCAACACAAGACGTTTTTAAATAAAACCGACAAACTTTTCAATAAGGAATTCAAAGGTTTTGAATATAACATCGGGGAGAAAAGATTTAGGTTTAACGTTAAAGACTCTGACACCGTAAAGAACACTCAAAGCGACATTAACAATTTTGTAGGAAAGTTTCTTAACAAAAACAATGAAATGGAAGATGCTAAGGGTTATCATAAATCGATGTACACTGCTATGAATGCTGATAAAATTGCTAGTCACTTTTACGAACAAGGTAAAGCTGACGCTTTAAAAAACAGCGTTGCTAAATCTAAAAACATTAGTATGGATCCACGACAACAACATAGTGGTGAGATTAATGCTGGTGGTATAAAAGTAAGAGTGCTTGGTGAAAATTCTAATGATTTCAAATTTAAAATTAAACAAAAATAACAATTTAAAATTACAAAATTATGGC